TGGCCTTCACCACGCTGGTGGGCAGCGAGCGTAAGGCCGCCGAGATGTTGGGACAGATAAACGACTTCGCCGCGCACTCGCCATTCGGTAAGATGGATCTCACCCAGAGCGCGCAGACGATGCTCAACTTCGGTGTCGAGACGGGCAAGGTGTTGCCGCTGCTGCGCCAGTTGGGCGACATATCGGGCGGCGACAAGGATAAGATGTCGGCCCTATCGCTGGTGATGGGCCAGGTGTCGAGCACGGGCTACCTGATGGGGCAAGACCTTCTGCAGTTCATCAACGCGGGGTTCAACCCCATACAGGAACTGTCACAGATGACCGGCATATCCGTCGACAAGCTCAAGGACAAGATGTCGCGTGGCGAGATTACCTTCCGCAACGTGGAGCAGGCCATAGCCCACGCCACAGGGGCGGGCGGCAAGTTCAACGGCATGATGGATAAGCAGAGTCAGACATTGTCCGGCAAATGGAGCACATTGATGGACACCGTGCAGCAGGGCGCGATAGACCTCTCGCAGAGCGTTAATACGCCCATTGCCGAGGTTGTGGACAAGATAACGGCAGCCATCCCGAAGGTCTTCGCCGTATTGCAGTCCGTGTTCTCGGCCATCGCGGCAGGCATAGGCTTCGTTGTCCGATTCCGTACTGCGTTCATGCTCCTGGGCGGCGCGGTGCTCACAGTGTGGGCCGTCTTCCGAACCTACACGATGGCCCTGGCGGCCTACCAGGCCATAACCACGCTGGTGACGGCGGCAACGAAAATATGGACGGCCGCGCAATGGCTGCTCAACGTGGCCATGACGGCCAACCCCATAGGGCTCATCGTCGCAGGCGTGGCCGCGCTCATCGCCGTCATCGTCTACTGCTGGACGAAGTTCGCGGGGTTCCGCGCATTTCTCATCACCATGTGGGACGTGTGGCGCAAGTTCGGTGACTTGATTAAGACCTACGTAGTGGACCGCATCAAGGAACTTATCCGTGGCGTAGGCCTGCTGTCCAAAGCATTCTCCAAGCTGTTCTCGGGCGACTTCAAAGGCGCGGCAGCCGACTTCGCCGCTGGCGTGAAGAACGTCTCGGGCGTGAACAGCGCGGTTTCCCTTGTGAAGAGCACCGCAGCAACCGTTCGCGGCATCGGCGGCACGTTTCAGAAGAACCTGGCCGCAGAACGCGCCAAGGACAAGCAGAAGGAGAAGAAGAAAGGCGAACGTTCGGCCCTCTCCACACCAGGGCTAAAAGGCAGTGCGGCGGTCGGGGATGTGGTGTTCGGCGCAGGCAAGGGCACAGACAAGGCCGGCAAAGGTAATAAAGGCCGCCGCTCGGCAGAGGAGATCGCCACAGGCGGCCGACGCTCCACCAGCATCACGATGAACATCTCCAAGTTCTTCGACACGCTCCATGTGCACATGACGGATAAGGCTGACACGGCCGAATTGGAAAGGATAGTTGTGCAAAGCATGAACCGCGCGCTGGCCATCGCCACCAGCACCGACCGCGGGTAAACCAGTAAACTCATCAGTACATGAACAATGTAACGCGCTTTGCGCTGGAAAACTTGGCACTCCGCATCACGGGCGGCAAGATACCTCCCTACTGGCTGTTCCGCGATGCGGGTATCCGCCAGGTTGACGAGGGCGACTACTCCGCCATCCGCGCCATGAGCGACGCCGAACTTGCCGACATGGTTCGCACCAATGCCCTGGGGCTGCCGATGGCCATGCCATTGAGCCTGAAACTCGAAGAAGCCGGCGCACAAGAATGGCTGTTGCCCTTCGAGCCGATGGTAAGCATTACGGGCAGGCACATCATCAAGCGGCGACAAGTGAACAAGGGCGTTATCCGCGGCTCGATAAAGGAGCGATGGGCGCAAGACGATTACGACATCACCATCGAGGGCGTGCTTATCGGCACCGACGGGCGATACCCTTCGGCCGACGTGGCCCGGCTCAAGAACTTCTGCGAGGCGGCATCCGTCACGGCCCTGTCTCCCTTCCTCGAGGTGTTCGGCATTTCACGCCTGGTGATAGAGAGTTGGGAAATGCCCTTCACGGCAGGAGAAGCCAACCAGAACTACTCCATTAAGGCGTATAGCGACGACATATACAAGTTGCTGCTAGGTATGAACGAATAACTCATAACGAAAGGACACGCACATGTACACAATGGCCTACGACATCAACATCGGCAATTACAAGCTCGGCATGCTCGCCGCGGTTAGCGTGCACAAAAGCGTGGAGCTCTTGGCCGACACGTGCGAGATAACATTGCCGGCGGCGCAACTCAACGCAGCTCTCGACGTGGAAAGCCGCATAAAGCGCGGCGATCGCGTGACGGTGAAGTTCGGTTATAAGGAAACGGGACTGATTGAGGAGTTCCGCGGATGGCTGCAGCGCATCTCGACAGACGGGGGTGACATCAAGCTGTATTGCGAAGACGACCTCTTCACATTCAGGAAAGACATCCCCAATGAGGTCCTGAAACAAGTGTCGCTCTCCGAGCTGCTCAGCCACATAATCAAGGGCGTTGGCCGTGATTACAAGGTAAGCTGCTCCTACACCTGGACCTACGCCAAGTTCGTCATCCACGACGCCACCGGCTACGACGTGTTGAAGAAGGTGCGGGAAGAGTGTGGGGCCGATATCTACCTGCAAGACGGCACGCTGCATGTACACCCCCCTGGCGAGGTGACGGGAACGGAACGGCGATACGACTTCGCCCTGAACGTAGAAGAGTCCGACCTCACTTATCGTCGTGCCGAAGACAAGAAGGTGCGCGTGGTTGTCAAGGCCTTGATGCCCGACGGCAAGGTGAAGGAGGTGGAAGTGGGCAGCACTGGCGGCGAGAAGGTGGAGGTGAAATGCCATGCTTCGGACACCGCATCGATGCAGGCACGGGGCGAGGCCGAAGTGCGCCGCCGCAGTTTCGACGGTTACGACGGCAGCATCACCACCTGGTTGGTGCCGCAATGCGTGCCGGGCGATACGGCCACGCTGCACGACGCCGACTATCCGCACAAAGACGGCACGTATTACGTGCGAGCCGTCACCACGGAGTTCTCCGAGAATGGCGGTGTACGAAAAATAGAATTAGGCTTCAGATTAAGCTGACCGCAGATAGCCCAGCGGGCGCGAGCCATCTTTTCACCCTTTCACTTTTTCACCCTTTCACCTTTAAAGTATGGACAACTACAAGGAACTGGCGCAACTGGTGCGCAACGCAGCCGGCAAGGCCCAACTCACACTGATGCAGGGCATCGTGCGCAAGGTTAGTGGTCTGACGTGCGAAGTGGAGATTGGCGGCATCGCCGTACCAGACGTGCGGCTACGCGCCTCCGAGGCTGCAACAGACGCGCAGATGCTCGTAACGCCGAAAACAGGCAGCGCGGTAATCGTCGGCAGCTTGTCGGGCGACCTCACCCAGTTGGTGGTGTTGGCCATAGACCAAGCCGAGAGCATAACGATAAACGGCGGCAAGCTGGGTGGGCTGGTAAACATCGAGCAACTCACGCAAAAGATTAACGAACTGGTTCAGGCGTTCAATAGTCACACACACCAGGGCACGCATGGGCCGACTGGGCCGCCCCTCAAGACTGCGCAGCAGCTGAACCGCAATGATTACGAAGATACGAAAATAAAGCATTAGACAATGAACGGCATACAGCTGACGAACTTCGCCCTAGCCATCCGCGTTAGGCGAGACGAACAAGGCAAGATAACTTCGGGACTGCAGGTGGGCGATACGCTGCGGCAGAACCAGGCACTCATACTCGTACTGAATAAGGGTGAGTTGAAAGAACGCCCCTCGGTTGGCTGCGGCATCGCCGACATGCTGATGGACCACGACCCGCTATATTGGCGCACCCTGATACGCGAACAGATGGAGATGGACCGACAGCGTGTGAACAGCATACGCATTACGCCGAAAGGTATCGAAATCGACGCAACATATTAAAAAACAACATAACATGATAGAACATTTCTTACAAAAACTTTCCGAGGCACTCTCCACAGTTTGGGGGTGGCTCCTGTTCCTCGGCCTCGTGGTGATGAACTTCATCGTGGGGTATGAAAAAATGGTTGGTTTCACCGTCATGGCCATCGTGCTCGACGCAGTCTGGGGCATCGCCGCCAGCCTAATCCAAAAGCGTTTCGCCCTGAGCGAACTGGCGCGTGATACATTCGCCAAACTCGCCGTATATGGCACGGCCGTATTCGTCTTCATCCTGGTAGACAAGCTGGCGGGCATCAGCGGCGGCCTGACCACGAGCGTCATCTGCATCGGCATCATCCTGGTTGAGCTGTGGAGCATGTCGGCCAGCATGCTCATTTGCTTCCCAAACATGCCTTTCTTGAAGATATTGAAAAAGGCCCTGGCAGGGGAGATAGCCAGTAAACTTAATGTAAAGCCCGAAGACGTGGCAGAGGCGTTGGACACATTACATAAAGAAAGAAAATGAGAACGATAAAGTACATCGTGGTGCATGCCACAGGTGGTTCGCAGCGAACCACCATCAAGGAACTGATGATGGAATTCGCCAGGCTGGACTGGAAGGCACCAGGGTACCACTATGTGGTGCATGTTGACGGTAGGATAACCCAGCTGCTTGGTGAAGAGAAAGTGAGCAACGGCGTGAAAGGTTACAACCACATGCTCATCAACGTGGCCTACATAGGCGGACTGGACGCCAAGGGAAAGTACGCCGACACGCGCACGGCTGAACAGAAAGAGGCCCTGCGCAAACTGCTGGGCATGCTGCATAAGAAGTATCCGGCCGCCGAGATACGCGGACATCGCGACTTCTCGCCGGACTTGAATCACAACGGCATCATAGAGCCCTGGGAGTTCATCAAGGCCTGCCCCTGTTTCGACGCAAAGAAAGAATATAAGGACATCTAACCCCGAGAGCAATGAGACACCTATTATATATACTTGCATTAATCATGCTGCTGGCCTCGTGCGGCACGACGCGGACGATTATCCGAAACAGCGAGGTGGACGTTCGCCAGCGCGACTCGCTCGTTGTGCGCGACAGCGTTGTGCTGCGCTACGTCACCGCCACGCGCGACAGCGTGACCATCCGCGACAGCGTGGTGCTGGTGAAGGACAGTTCGGGCAGGGTGATCGCCACCGAGCGATATCGCACCAGCGAGCGCACACGCGACACCCATGCCGACAACTCGGCCACGGCCACACGCGACAAGACCCACGACAGAGGCACATCCTCCCATCGGCAAGACAGGTCGACGGACTCGAAATCCGGCTGGCCTACCCTAGGTACGATAATGGACATCGTGGGGTGGATAGCCTTCGTATTGTTCCTCATACTATTCGCACGCAAGTTATGGAAACGACGGTAAGGGACGGCCAGACATTGGCCGACATCGCCGTACAGGAATACGGCGCATTGGAGGCGGTGGTGCGGTTGGCTATGGACAACGGCATGGGCGTGAGCCAAGCACCGCCTGCGGGAATGCGCCTGCGCCTACACGACGGTGAGTACAACCGCCCCATGCGCCG